AGGACAGTAAATGAGTTTATTAAAAAGATTATGGAATTGGCTAGTACGCAAAACTGCCACAACCACCACGCCACAGCTTGTGGTTATTGAGGAAGCGGAAGAGCAAGGCTCAAGAGAAGAAGTTTGTGAATTATTTTGCTATATCCTTAGAGAGTCCGGTGTGAAACCACACTGGCTCGATACAGAAAGAGAATTGTTTCTTGATTGGTATAAGGGAACAGCAGAACTATCAGCAGTGCATTCTGCTATGAAAGAGTTTTGTGAAGTTAACGAAACAATGAAGCATGTTGCAGGCAAGAAAATAGGAAAATTACAAAATGGCTAGAAGAAAAAACACAAGAAGATTTGATCCTCGTTACTTTATGGACGAGAAGACAGAAAAGTTGACGGAAAGTCGCGAACTTGAAAATGCGCCCATCACCGGAACATACTATGAGCAGGGCAGTAATGACGCTGAGAAGGCCCTGTCGTCCACCCCGCTGAGCCTCCAGCCGCGCTACGAGTACCCCAGCGATATTCTTCCCTCTGGTGAGCCGCTTGGTCGAGAGAACTATAGAGACTACATGGATGGCTTCAACGACGCGCTGGAAGCTGCCGACGACGCGGAAGCCGGCAGGCAGGAACGTTGGGATGATTACTACGATGAAGTTGAACCGCTGTCCGCGCAGGAAGAATGGGAGCAAGAGGACCGATACCGGGATTATGAAGACATAAGAGAAGGCTTTTTGGACTTTCTCAAGCGCTCAAAAAACTCAGAAGAAGCTGAGCCCTCTGTTGAGAAAGCAGGGCCCTCGCTTAATTGGAGAGAGTTGAGCAAAGAGCAGTTCATGGCTTCAGGGGTAAAAAACCCCCTCTATAGAAAAGAACTTAGAGACGGCGTAGAAGCTACCTTGAATAAAGACCTTCTCAGTAAAGAGTGGCAGCTAACCGTGCGACTCCCCGGAATGAGACCCTTTATACACCTAAAGGATGTTGGCTACGATGAAGAGCAAGCAAAAAACTATGCATTTGAACTATTGCAAAGCAAAGACGGACGCCCACCAGCGGACGGAAGAAATAAAGATGCGTGGAAAAAACTGTATGCTGTGAAATGAGTACAAACCAATAGAGAGGAATAGACGGTGCCATACAAAAGAGTTGGAAAATGTGTATACAAAAAGAAGCGCGATGGCACTAAAGGTGAAAAAGTTGGCTGCTCCCAAAGCGTCGAAAAAGCAAAGAAATATTTAAAAAAACTATACTCTGTCGAAGAAATTGTCAGAGAAGAAATAAAACGATTTTTAAACAAGTGAGGCATATATGATGGCATACGCACAAGCAAAATTAGATAGATTAGTAGAAAAAATGATTTCTCGTAAGTTTTTAGTTTGGCTAACAGCTACGGGTCTAATGGCATTTTCTGGCTTAGAATCTAGCGATTGGGTTATGATCTCAGCAATTTATATTGGTGGCCAAACAGTAATTGACGGAATTGCTAAACTAAAAGGTGTTTCGTGATAAAGCAAAAGATATTAGAACTTGCTCTGAAAAACTGGAAAGAGATACTAATCATTTTTTCTCTTTCGCTTGTAGTTCTTAAGACACACATGGATTATCGCGCCCTTAACAAAGCATACGAAACATCAAAACAAGAAATGCAGTTGCAAATTGATTCCTTGCAAGATATTCACGCTGAAGAAATTAGACAAAGGGAAGAAGCACTAGAGTCTTATCGCGAGACTATAAACGATCTGCAAGAAAACTATTTAAAAGCTCAAGCAGATTTGGAAAACGAAAGAAGAAAAAAGACAAGAGACTACGCAAGAAAATACTCACAAGACAAGGAGGGGTTAGCTAATGAGATTGTTAACGCTTATGGTTTTGAGCTTGTGGAGTAGCACAGCAGCCGCAGAAGAAACTGGTAAATTTACGTTTTTAGGTGAAAATGAGCCTGCACCATTTGAGGGTGTGTTGTTTGACCCCACGGCCACGGCTACAATTTTAGCTGAAAGAGCGGTCGCTTCAGCCGCATGCGAAGTAAGATTAAATTACGAATTAGATATACAGGCTGCAGAGCACGAGCTACAATTACAAAATCTACAAATTAGACACGACGCCTTAGTTAGCGAATACGATATGAGAGTCAGTTCTCTGCAAAGAGAAAACGAAGCATTGACGACAGCCCTGAAAAAGCAAAGTAGAAAAAACACAGGACTGTGGGTTGCAGTAGGAGTTATAAGCGGTGTCGCACTAAGTTATACAGCATATGAGGCTTTTAATGAGTAAAGATTATGATAGGATCGCAGCGGTTGAAAAAGCAATAAAAGAGAAATATGGGAAAGAAGCTATAGCAAATCCTAAATCAAATTGGGACGAGATTAAAGAAAAAGAATATCTTACCCAAATGAAAGAACATTACGACCGCCAGCACAAGAATAGTGTTGGACAAGAAAAAGTAGATGTTAATGGTATAAAGATATCAAAAAAACTACTTAATAGAGAATCTTTAAAAAATTGTCCTGTCTGCGGAGCTTTTCCAAAGAAAACAATGGATGATGTCTGCCTTATAAAATTTGATTGTTGCAATAAATGTTACGTTCAATATGTAGAAGACAGAGAAGATAGATGGCTAAAAGGATGGAGACCAAATAATGGCAACAGTGTATGAAATAGTTCAGGGGCTTTCTCAAGCCGCTGCAAACGCTTATGACGGAGCATTAGACGAAAATGGTGAGCCGCTCTTGGCTGGGCTTAAAAGAGAAGAGGGCGACCCTATTCTTGATAAGCGAGTCATGGATGGATTCAATGTAGGGTTTTATGGAAACATGATGTGCCTAACATACATGTCAGAGGTTCAATTAAAAGAAGTTTATGACAGTGGGTTCGAATCCGACGTAGAGAGCCAGCTGTCTGAAATTGTTAAGTTTCTACAGAAAGAATATAAAAAAATCACTGGCAAATCTGTGTCCCTAACTGCAGAAGGCGAAATTGATGTCCGCGTCGAAAACTCATCGCGTGTTCGCTCTTGGGTAACGGCCAAAATGCATTACAAAGTTAGCGGACTTGGTGAAGACATGCAGGTCAACGCACCCTCTAAGGAACGTCTTGAATCAAACTGGCGCAGTTTTGTTGAGCAAGGCGGCTGGGACGGCAAAGGCGGAAAGCGCCCAGAAAATGATACGAGACCAAAATCATCAAATGACTAATGGCGTTTCAACTAGACAAAAAACAACAAGTAAAAGAAATTTTAAAGTGCGGTAAAGATCCTGCATACTTTTTAAAAAATTATGCCCGTATATCTCACCCGATGCACGGGTTAATTTTGTTTGATACATATGACTTCCAAGATCAATTATTGCAAGATTTTAATGATTATCGTTTTAATATTATTTTAAAAGCAAGACAGCTTGGTATTTCTACGATTACGGCCGGATATATCTCATGGATGATGATGTTCCATAGAGATAAATCAATACTTGTTATGGCGACAAAGTTTGCTACAGCAGGCAACTTAGTTAAAAAAGTTAAGAGCATTATTAAAAATTTACCTGACTGGATTAAAATCACTGAGATTTCTGTTGACAACCGCACGTCATTTGAGCTTTCTAACGGGTCATCAATTAAGGCCGCCTCAACATCGGGCGACGCAGGTCGTTCAGAAGCACTATCTTTATTAGTTCTTGATGAGGCCGCACACATTGAAGGATTAGAAGAACTATGGACGGGTCTATATCCCACGCTATCTACTGGTGGACGCTGTATTGCATTGTCTACGCCAAATGGTGTTGGTAATTGGTTTCACAAAACCTGCACTGATGCTGAAACAAATGCAAACAACTTTCACTTAACAACGTTGCCGTGGGATGTACACCCAGATAGAGATAAAGCTTGGTACCAAAAAGAAACTAAGAACATGTCTAAGCGACAGATTGCACAAGAGCTTGAATGTAACTTCAATACTTCTGGTGAGACTGTGATTGATCCCGATTGTATGAAATGGCTATTAGACAATGTTAGAGAGCCAAAGTATAGAACAGGCTTTGATAGAAATTTTTGGATCTGGGAAGAGTTTGACCCATCATGCAATTATCTTGCAGTGGCCGATGTATCGCGCGGTGATGGCGCCGACTACTCTACATTGCACATTATCAAACTTGAAACCCTTGAAATAGTAGCCGAATACCAAGGTAAGCCCACCCCAGACATGTACGCTAATTTTCTAAACCAAGTAGGTAGAGAATTTGGTAATGCAATGCTGGTTGTAGAGAATAACAATATTGGCTACACGGTTCTTGATAAATTAATTGAGTATGGATATCCAAATTTGTATTATTCAGTAAAGTCAACTCATGAATATATTGAACAGCATCAAGCCGAAGTTAGGTCATCTGCAGTTGCTGGCTTCACTACGTCAATGAAAACGCGCCCGTTGATCGTTGCTAAATTAGAGGAGTTTATTCGAAACAAACTAATTACTCTATATTCTTCTCGCACCGTTAACGAGATGAAAACATTTATATGGAGAAACGGAAAACCACAAGCAATGAAAGGCTATAACGACGATCTTGTTATGGCTCTCGCTATTGCTTGTTGGGTTAGAGATACTGCGCTGCAAGCAAATGCAAGAGACTTAAATTATCAAAAAGCGTTTATAAATTCAATTATAACAACAAAAACTAGCATGAATACACAAATAAAAGGACAAATTGGATACAAAAAAAATGAAGTTTTTGATAAAATAGCTGAAGCTGAAAACATCTATAATCAATATAAATGGATCATAAAGTGAGAGTATAAATGGCTGACAATAAATTACAAAGACAAAGACCAAAGGGCAGAAATCCCGCCAACGAACAATCAGAATTGTTCAAAAGATTAACGAGACTGTTTTCTGGCCCAATTATTAATTACCGATCACAAACTGGTCGAAGAATTAGAAGACAACATTTAGACAAGTTCTCTAGCAGATTTCGTTCTGCCTCTGGCCAGCAGTTTAAAAAAGCAGCCTACAACCCATTAGACAACATTGCAGCTAATGCGATTGGAAACCAACGCCGCTCTGAAAGGTATGTTGATTTCGATCAGATGGAGTACATGCCCGAAATTGCTTCTACTCTTGACATTTATGCTGACGAGATGACAACATATTCTGATCTAAGGCCAATGCTGAATATCAAGTGCCCCAATGAGGAAATCAAAGCTGTGCTTGATATTCTTTACCGAAATATTCTTAATATTGAATACAACCTCTTTGGGTGGTCTCGGACCATGTGCAAGTATGGAGATTTCTTTTTGTATTTAGATTTAGATGACAAATATGGAGTTACTTCCTGTATTGCTTTGCCGGCACAAGAACTTGAAAGACTTGAAGGAATGGATTCCACAAACCCAAACTATGTCCAGTATCAGTGGAACTCAGCCGGTATGACATTTGAAAACTGGCAGATTGCTCACTTTCGTATTCTTGGTAATGATAAATACGCACCATATGGCACTTCTATTCTTGAGCCAGCCCGCCGTATTTGGCGTCAACTTACGCTCATGGAAGATGCCATGATGGCCTATCGCGTTGTTCGCTCATCAGAGCGCCGCGTTTTTAAAATTGATGTTGGTGCGGTACCACCTAATGAAGTTGAGCAGTTCATGGAAAAGATTGTATCCCAACTTAAAAGACACTCAGTTGTCAACCCGCAGACCGGCCGCGTTGATTTACGCTATAACCCTATGTCCATCGAAGAGGACTACTTTATTCCAGTTCGCGCAGGCTCTGCAACAGAAATTCAATCACTTGCAGGCGCACAAAACATTACAGCAATTGACGATATCAAATATCTTCGCGACAAGCTTTTTTCCGCGCTAAAAATTCCCCAAGCATACCTTGCCATGGGTGAGGGTGCAGCAGAAGATAAGACTACATTAGCGCAAAAAGACATAAGATTTTCAAGAACAATTCAAAGATTACAACGTGTTATCATCGCTGAGCTTACAAAAGTTGGCATTATCCATCTTTATACTTTAGGCTTCCGAGGCGACGACTTGCTATCGTTTGAACTGGCTCTTAACAATCCATCAAAAATTGCGGAACTTCAAGAGCTTGAACATTGGAAACAAAAGTTTGATATCGCCGGTTCTGCCACAGAAGGTTACTTCTCGCGCCGATGGGTTTCAGAGAATATCTTTGGCATGTCTCATGAAGAATTTAGCCGTAATCAAAACGAAATGTACTACGACCGCAAGCACGATGCAGCTTTGCAGGCCGTTGCAGAAGCCGCTGCAGCCGGTGAAACTGGCGGTGGCTTAGGTGGTGGCGATCTTGGAGGCGGTGACCTAGGTGGTGATCTTGGAGGTGGCGACTTAGGCGGCGACTTAGGTGGCGATCTTGGGGGTGGACCCGAAGAGATGCCTGCTGGAGACGCAGGAGATGCAGGTGGCGGTGGTGACGAGTCTCCATTACTTGCGGTACCACCGGGCTCTAGAAACGCGCCCCGACTTACACCGGGCTCAAAAGGAAAAGTGTATTATCCAAAAAGAGATGATCGCAGATCTGGCTCAGGCCCTCGCAGTCGTTCGTTTAAAGCAAAATCAGGACAAAAGAGCAGCTCAGGCATAAGGAATATTATGCCGGGAGCCGAAATTAATACGCTAGCCAAACCAATTGGCGCCAATGTCGGTATTTATGAACAAGAAGTGCCTACTTATAATTTAGAAGAAGAAAAAATCTTCAATATTAACAACTCAGTTAAAAACCTGATAGAAGGGCTTGAGCACAATATTAATAAAAAAGTGGAGCAAAATAATGAAGATAAAGCATAATAAAAAAAGAAACACCGCGTTTGTTTATGAAGCAATTGTGAAAGAAATAACAGTTGCGGTCATTAAAGAAGATAGCGCGCGGAAAGATAAAGCTGTATCTATTTTAAAAAAGCATTTCAAGCCAAATTCAGTTCTAAGCAAGCATCTTGATTGCTATCGTTCGCTATACGAAACCAAAAACTTAGATGAAAAAACATCTGAAAAGATTATTAAAGAAGCAAGACTAGCTAGCCGGCTATTAGATGCTCACGGATTGTTTGTAAGTCAAACAGATTTGATTGACGACGTTAATAAAGAGCTATCGCCAAAAGTATTTAACAACTTTGTTCCAAATTACAAAACATTAGCAACAATTTATCAAATGTTTTCAAGCGATACAAATCCGAAAAACGCTGTTATTTTAGAAAACAAGCTAATAGATATCATGACCCAAGAGCAGGGTTATAATAATCTAGAGCCTATTGATAATATAACACTGACTTCCTTTGTTAAAAAGTTTAATGAAAAATATAATGACACATTATCTGAAAATCAAAGAACTCTTTTAAACTTATACATAACATCGTTTGCTGATAATTCATTAGGATTAAAAGCATTTTTAAACGAAGAAATAGGCAACCTTAAAAAAGCATTAAAAGAAAATTGCACTGCTGAATATTTCAACGAGGATCCGGAGATGACCTCTAAGGCAGAAAAAGTTGTGGAACTATTAGAGTCATTCAAAGATAAGCAAATAAATGAAGAGTTATTAATTAAAATACTAAAAACTCAAGCACTTGTACAGGAGATTGTCGACAATGGCAATAACGATTAGAGTCGGAAAAGGCGATCAAAAAGAAACTATCCGCCTTGAAATGGATATAAGAAAGTCAATCAATGGCGATCTTATGATATTCGACCATGGAGATATCGACATTGTTTTATCAACCAGCGCTAACAAGGTTACAGCCTTTCCAAAAGAGGCAATGAACGATTTGGTGTATGGTGCTCAAAATAGATTATTTGCTTTTCTAAGAAAGAGGGGCATTGTTACTGCCGAATCAATTCAAGCCGGCGCCTTTTGCGGGGCCATGGAAGGCGTGCTTCAGCAGCCGTTTAAAGAAGGCATCGAGTCAGCTAAATTAGCACTAGTAAATTTAAATAGCTTTATTGAAGAAGAGCGTCCTTACTTTGAATCACTTGAGGCAATTGTTGCTGCCGATGATAACGCGCTTATTCACCCTGACAAGGAACACTCCACAGAACTTGGAGAAGTGCCGCAAAGCACAGATCAGGGCTCTATCAGAAAGGGCATGATTCGCGATCCTTATTCTTTAAGCTATTTATACACCGTATAGGAAATACATTGGAACTTATTACATTTATATTATGTGCCTTTGGGCTCACACAAATACTGGTTTACGGAAAAATATTTAAACGGTTTAGACCAACGAAAGGTAAGATAGGAGAACTAGCAAGCTGTCCAATGTGCATGGGTTTTCATGTTGGGTGGTTTTTGTTGTTGCTTTCTCCGTTTACAGAACTATTTAATTTTGATGTTACTGTCTCTAATTTTTTCTTGCTTGGCTGGCTATCTTCTGGGACATCTTATGTACTCAGCATGCTTGTCGGAGATCAAGGAATACAAATTAGCCAGAGTTTCAGTCAAGAAAAGATACCAGAGGAAGAATAATGAACAACTATATTAACGACAAATGGGGGCTACAGCCCGTCCGTCGTTGCTGTAAGGGCAGCTAACTCGCGCGGGTAACGCCCGCATTTTTTGAGAGAAGATTATGAAACTACTACGAGAATACTACGAATTATGTGAAGGCGGCGTTTGCCAAGATTTGCTTACTGAAGAAGAAAAGCGTTTTGTGGCAAATGGTGGCATGATTTTATCTGGCATTATGCAGAAAGCCGACACACAAAATGGCAACGGTAGAGTCTATCCTTATCGCGTTTTAATGCGAGAAGTTGAAAACTACAAGAAGCTAGTAAAAGAACGTCGAGCACTTGGTGAGCTTGATCACCCAGAGGACTCCGTAATTAATCTTAAGAATGCTTCTCACATGGTTACAGATATATGGATGGAAGGTAAAGATGTCAAAGGAAAAATCAAAGTCCTTGACACTCCATCCGGCAAAGTTTTACAAGAACTTGTACGAGCGAATGTTAATGTTGGCATCTCTTCGCGAGGTATGGGTTCTGTTTCAGAAAGCCGTGGACAAACAATGGTTGAGGATGATTTTCAGCTAATTTGTTTTGACATGGTTTCAGAACCCTCCACACCCGGCGCTTTTATGATGAAAGAGGCCAAAAACTTCAAAAACGAAGTGTTTACAAAAGCTGACAAAATTAACAGATTATTAAATGAGGTACTAACAGATGAGTAAAAAATTAACTAGCTACGAAAAGCAACTACTTCTAACCGAAGCATGGCGCCAATACAACGCCAATGGAACGGTTGATGAAGGCATTATGGATAAGTTAAAAGGGCTTGGCAAAAGCATAAGTGATAAAAATCCATTTTCCGCACTGAAAAGACTAAGACAGCCGACTAAATACGACGATTTTGAGGATGATGGAACCCCAAGCGGCGAACTGCTACCGGGCGACGATCCTACAACATCAGGCGATGATGGCGCCGGTGGTGCTGATGCTGGCGGTGCCGGTGGCGCTGATGCTGGTGGTGCCGGTGGCGCTGATGCAGGTGGCGCTGGTGCTGGCGGTGCCGATGCCGGCGGTGATGTTATGCCTATTTCTGGTACCGAATTTGCTACTATGAATTTCTTGGTTAAAAATCAATTACTTAATATTATCAAGAAAGCCGCCAACGTAGGTGTGGCAGCAAAAGACCCAGAATCTCGCAATTTGCAACAAAATTTTAATAAAATATTCTTC